AACTCAAACGCCATCATCGGAGTGGCGAGCGGTAAAGACGTCACCAGTTGCCAGATTCTCAGGAACTACGTCTACCGATTGAACACGGCAGGCGATTTGCTTATCGACTCCGATACAAGTGACAACAGCGGCATCATCGCGCATAACCGGATTGGTCATGCCGATACAGCCGGCGAAGTTTTGGTGGACGCAGACGGTGTTCGCCAGTTCGATAACATCGGTACAGCTACAAATACCGCTTCAGGCTATATCTTGCCTGCAATAGATAGTTAGGGGTGATGTATGGCAGGAAGTGTAGAGATAGATTATAACGAAACCAAAACCGTCAAGACGGTCACATGGGAATGGACATCAGATGCGTCTGGTGATGTATCGGGAACAGATACGAAAATTCTCAACGGGATTCCTCTGCGATTCGTGACAAACCCTGGCAGTACGGCCCCAACTGATGATTATGACATAGTTATCAACGATCCCGACTCGGTGGATATCGCCTCGGGTGGATTGGGGAACCGTGACACCTCGACTTCTGAGCAATTCATACCTGGGGGAGATGCAGACCCTGGAGCGGCGTTCGAAGGAGTGTTGTCTCTCGTGGTGTCTAATGCAGGGAACGCCAAAGAGGGCAAATTGGTAATGTATTACTGGGGGTAGACTTATGACTTCTGGCGTTCGAACAGAGGGAATCAGGGGCATCGGTGCGGATGGGTTTATCCGCACCGTGTCCAATTTGACAATAACGGGCGACCTGGTAGTTCACGGCGAAACACGTTCCACGATCGGAACAGGATCGGCATTCTGGGAAGTTGCTGATGCGAATGCGGCTTACTGGGCTTATGAATTACCGAGTGGCGGATCAACTAACGTACCGGTTCTGGGAATCGGTATCGGCCTGGATGGCGTTGACCTGGGGCTATTCGACGGGGTTACAGAAACAACCCTGGCGGTCCTCGATGCTGACAGGGATAGTTATCTGGTATTGGATTTCAGTGCCGACGATAGCCCGCGCATACGTTCCAACCAGGATATCACCTTCAGCGGTAATGTGGTGTTCTCAGATAACATCACCGTCAACGGTACAACGACAACGATTAGCTCATCAACAACGGTCATTGATGACCCGTTGTTTCACCTGGGAAATGATAACAATGCGGATTCTGTTGACCTTGGGATATTCGCAGAATATACCGACTCAGGCAAGAAGTTTTCGGGCCTATTCCGCGATGCTTCCGATTCAGACAAATGGAAGCTATTCGCGACGACCGGTAACTCTCACGAAGAACCGACCACGACGGTCAACACGACTTCGGGTTTTACCCTGGCAACTTTGGCGGTCAACGAGCTTGAGGGAACCATAACCACAGCGGCTCAGACGAATATCACTTCAGTCGGAGCCCTGGACGGTGGTTCTATCACTTCAAATTTTGGAAGCATAGACACGGGATCCTCGGCGATTACAACGACCGGTCTGATATCGGGCGGTAGCCTTGATATCGATAACGTTCTTATCAATGGCACTACCATCGGGCACACGGACGATACCGACCTGATAACGATTGCCGACGGTTCGGCAACCCTGGCGGGAATCCTGATTATTGATGGCAACCGTTCGGTCACCCCTGGTGATGGTTCTGCGATTCACCTGGACACGCATACCGTGACAGACAGCAACACAAGCGGATCGGGAACGGCCGCAACATTTACCCAGGTAAATCTTGAGGCCCCAACATTAGCGGCAACCAATAACTCGGTGACAACCACCGATGCGGCGACGCTGTATATCAGCGGCGCACCATCGGCCGGAACTAATCAGACGATAACTCGCGGATGGGCTGTCTGGGTTGATGCAGGGAACGTCAGATACGACGGTTCGATCTATGCCGGAACTACTGAAGCACTCAATAGTTCAGGTCTGCTGACAGTAGCCAATCAAAGCGGTATAACTGGGGTCGGCACGATAACCTCGGGCACCTGGGAAGGAACAACCCTTGCGGTCAACCAGGGTGGAACCGGCGCGGCCAGTTTGAACAACCTGATAACACTGACAACGCACACGACAGGAAATTATGTCGCCACAATCACGGGCGGTACGGGTATTGATTCTGATGCGGCAACCAGTGGCGAAGGAACAACGCACACACTTTCAATTGACCTATCGGAAGTGGGAGAAGTTGCCATCGCTGATGGGGATTATATCGCCTTCATGGATGCAACCGACAGCAACGCAACCAAAAAAGAAGCCCTTGCTGATATCGCAACGCTATTTGCAGGAACGGGGCTAACAGCGGCGTCATCAGTCATCGGAGTGGATGCGGCGCAGTCTGGAATTACTTCTGTCGGTACGCTGACGGGGCTAACCCTGGACGGCGATAAGAGTGTAACGCCTGGTGACGGTTCGATGATCCACCTGGATACATCGACCATCACTGATTCCAATACTTCAGGATCAGGTACGGCGGCACTCTACACGCACGTTCGTTTAGAAGGGCCTGCTTTAGCGGCAACCAATTCTAGCGTAACCACCACGGATGCCACGACGTTATATATCAGCGGGCCGCCTACAGCAGGAACCAACCAGACTCTGACTAATGCGTATTCCCTGATTATTGATTCAGGGAATAGCCGATTCGATGGAGAGGTAACGGTTGGGGTAGATGATACCGGTCACGACGTGAAGTTCTTCGGAGCGACTTCTGGGTCCTATATGCTATGGGATGAAAGTACCGACGACCTAAAGTTAGCAGGGGCGGCAAATATCGGAATCAATGAACTCAGCCCTCTTGGGCGGTTGCATATTACCGACGCCTCAGCTATAGCGTATCTGATTCTTGAAGGTGCGAACAATAGCGACAGCGTATACGGCGATATTTATCTATCAGAAAATCTGGATAACGGCATTTCTAACAGTTACGGCTTCCACACGAGATATCTTGGGAGTGCTAATACGTACCAAGTCGCAAGCCATGTCGTGAACACCATAACGCCTCATCTTCAAATATCTCGTGGCACTGGGGCAACCATGATAAATGACACGGCGAACGGTGATAACACGTACGGGCTCACCATCAATCAGGGAGCGGCAGACGACCATATCTTAGCTTTCAAGAATAGCGACGTTGCCCATCCCTTTACGGCAGGGTTTGAGGCGGATACCTACGGATTCATCAAGAAGGTTGTCAACGCCTCTGGTGGTGTCAATCTATCTGGGGCTACCGAGCTTGGGTATTTCGGGATAAACCTTAGAGGCTACGCAGGGGCGGCACCGAATGAAACTCACACGGCATCAGGCCTGGCGATAGTCAGTGTTGACACGTTCATGACGGATGGCTCCACTGGAACCACCGCACCGACAGGAGACGATAATCTTTTCGCTGTGACGGCTCTTGGATCAGCGGCAAAATTTATTGTGGATGCCACTGGTGATTTGTTTATAGATGGGAGCACAACTGCTTTTGATAGCGAGGATGACATTAGCTTGCTACGAGCAGTTCAGAAGGCGGTAGCACCCGACCAAGTGATTGCTCAGGAGTTTGACCAATTCCTAACAAGCAATGAAGATGACCTTATAAGGTTGGGAATCCTTGGGGGTAGAAGGCAGGGAGTTCCTGACAAAGACCGTGGTTTGGTATGCTTGACAAAGCTGACCCAACTTTTAACGGGTGGAGTCGTTCAGCTTTACGGACAGGTTATGGATAGAGATAAGAGAATCGAAGCATTAGAGAATCGAATGCTAGCGTTAGGAGGCTGAAATGGCAGACAAAATACTGAGCATAACAGATGGCACGATAACCAAGCGAGTCACCCTAGATGACGATGCTTGGGCTGATATGTGCAGACTCTACGCAAGGTGGGGGAATACGATTGCTGATACCGAAGCTGAACTGGTTTTCACTGTTGAAAAATTGAACAGGGAAATTATCACTTTCGCTAACAAATATAAGGAAATCACGGGCGGAACTGGGGCGACTAAATATACACCTGGGAGTGTCAGCTAATGGACGACATACAATTACCCGAAAGAGCAGTACAAACCATACGGAAGTTATTTTATGAACGGCAGGTCGTAGAATCAAAGATCAGCAATTATTTGCAGGGATTGATAGACAGTTATGGCCTCGAGGGTGATAATTGGAGTCTGGATACTAATATGATGGTTCTGCGGCAAGTAGAAGAATCACCGAATGGAGTTGTGAAGAGCGATGTCGTGGGAACAGTTACAGGGGATTCTGGCGGAAAATCGTACGGCTAGGTCGATCGAACGCAGGGAACCACCGGTTGCCTGTCCGATTGATGGAGCGATCCTTGACATCAACCCCAGGGGGCAAAGGAATTGCCCGCTGGGAAATTACAGATGGACGGGCGCACAAAACTGAATATATAACGCCTATCCTAGAAAGCAAGGTTATGGCTAATTGGTACGTATCGCGAGAGCGATTCAAGAACGCCGCATCTATTAGCGGCGGTCAATATAACGACGCAATAGATCGGGTTATCGAAGCATCCTCACGGGATGTTGACCGGTGGACGCGAAGGCACTTTATTCCTAAGACTCAGACCAGGTTATACCGATACCCACAAAACCGCCCAGGGCTTGCTACGGTTATTTGGTTGGATCAGGATCTCTTATCAGTTTCAACGCTCCAGACCAAGGCCCAAAACACAAGTCCAACAACCATCAGTTCTTCGGATTATTTCCTGGAGCCGGTAAACCCCGAGCCCGACGGAAATACCAGGTACAACCGGATCGAAATCGACGAGAGTTCGACGGCGGCATTTGAAGCGGGGGATACTCCGCAACGATCTATCAGCGTTGCGGGATCCTGGGGGTGGGGTAATGCTACCAAGTCCTCGGGGTCTGTAGATGATTCTGGGGGTATTTCATCATCCGACACTACACTCATCGTATCTGATGCATCTCTGTGCGACGTGGGCGATACCATCCTGATCGACTCCGAACAAATATTCGTGAGCGGTAGGGATTTTGCCGCCAGGGCAAGCATCCTTCTGAATATGGGGAGCAACCTTGCGGCAACCAATGCCACAACCACTGTCACGATTGACGGATCTCACGGAATAGTTGCTGGAGAAGTTATTCGTATAGATTCGGAGCTGATGTTTGTTATATCGGTAAGCACGAATGATTTGACTGTCATTCGCGCTTACGACGGTTCGGTTTTGGCGTCTCACAATGACGACGCGGCCATTCATGTGAATCGTACCCTGACAATTGAGCGGGGATTGAATGGCTCCACGGCCGCAAGCCATTCCGATTCGGCAACGATTACCAAGTACGTTCCGGATGCGGATGTTACCAGGTGGACACTAGCCGAAGCTATCACCACCTGGCACCAGGAACATTCCGGTTGGGGTAGGTCTATTGGTACCGGCGATGCAGCGACCGAGCTTACTGGTCGCGAGATTACGCAGTTACGCGAATCGATGGTTTCGTATTACAGGCGAACCAGGGAAGCGGTGGTCTGATGGCGCAGGGAATCACGGTGGAAGTAAAAGGCCCATTGCTTACCAGGGGCAACCGTATGTTCGATCAGATGACGAACGAACTGGTTCAAAGAATGGTCGAGATCGGTGAACAGAAACTCGACCAGACTCTCAGGTTCAGACCCGCGGGGGTGTACTTGAGTGTTCAGCAGGCAAGGCCAGGGCAGGCCAGTACGGGAAACTATCGGCGCAACGTGCAGGGTAAGACACAATGGATGAAGGGCACCATCGACGACGGGAATGTCGTCTATGGGCCCTGGCTTGAAGGTATATCATCCTTGAACGAAACCAGGGGGTTCAGGGGCTACGCAAGTTTCCGCAGGACTGCACAATGGATGGAATCCAGGATCAGGCCCGAAACTAAGGCGGTTGTCGCCAGGTGGAAACGCAAGATGAACGGGAGTATGTAATGGCATTTGATATTGGCGCGACCTTGCACGCGATGGAAACATATTGTCAGAAGTTGGGGTTGTTTTCAACGGTGCAGATCGGCGAACCAAAACAACCACCAGGGCAAGGCATCCATGCCGCTATCTTCATGAACAACGTGGCGATCAGCATGATTTATGCAGGGGGTGATACCAGGGAAAGCCACCTGGTAACGCTTCGTGTTTATAAGGATATGCTAGCCGAGCAATCGGATCCACAGGCAAACCTTGAGTCCGAAATGGCTTCGGTTATGTCGAAGCTCATGGGAGAGTTACTGGGTGATACAGATTTGGAATCGACGGTTATGTCGATTGATGCGGCCGGAATGGATGGGGCTAATATGACCGCCAACTTCGGGTATACCGATGTTAGCGGTACTTTGTACAGGGTGGCAGACATAACGGTGCCCTTGATCGTCAACGGTTCCGCAACACTAACGGGAACAGGAGTATAATAGTATGGCAAAACAAACAGGTTTAGGGGATGCTATTTATATCGATGGGCATGACCTGTCGGGTGATGTTACTTCAGTCGATACAATCGCCGCACGAAAGGCAGTTATAGACACTCCGGTTATCAATAGCTCCGGAATGGTTAGGCTTCCTGGTATGGGTGACGGCGAAATTTCATTTACTTCGTGGTTTGATGATGGAACCAATTTATTACACGATGCCGTTAGTGGCTTACCAACAACCGACGTTACCGTTGCTTATTGCCGTGGTACTGCCGCTGATTCTCCTGTCGCTATGTTGGTGGCTAAACAGATAAACTACGACTATACCAGGGGAACCGACAAATCATTGAGTGCGGTGGTTCAATGCCTGGGTAATGGTAGCGTTCTTGAATGGGGCGTTCTCTTTGCGGCCGAAGCTACGCAATCAAGTGCGGGAAATACTTCATCGAAAGATGACGGTGCAAGCACTTCAAATGGCCTGGCGGCCGTTCTTCAGATTATGGATATCAACTCAGGTACTCCGACTTTCAAAATACAGGATAGCCCCAATGATTCCGATTGGACTGACCTGGTATCCTTCAGTGCGGTTGCCAACGGGAACGAGCCTGCGGCCGAACGGGTAACGGTAACGGGTACCGTGAACCGTTACCTGCGTATCACGTCGACCGGTACGTTTTCAAATGCGAAATTCATCGTAGCTTATCGGCGAGGGGAAGCAGAAGATGATACCGCGTACTAATGACCGGTTTCATGTCACCTGGACTCGTGATGCTCACTTCAGGGTGGCAACCTGTAAAGAGGTGGAATGTCCGCATTATATAAACGGATGGATCACCAGGGTGATAATCGGTAGCCCGCAGGATCAGTATATTCGCAAGGATAAATCGCGGAAGTCTGTAGGGGTACAGGTAAGCGCATCAGAAATTGAATATTATTACGAAGAAGGCCAAAAGTGTTTTCGGCCGCATCGGGTAAAGGTTGAGAGGGCGCCATTCTTCACAGTGAACCAACCTGGCAAAGAAACGCCGAGGTTGGTTCGGGCGAATATGGATTTTGACGAATGGACGGATAAATTCAACGAATCATCTTATAGAGCTACAAGGAGGTAGTTATGGCAAAAGAAGCACCAACGGTTGCGGTGGCAGTTGACGATTCTGGGGGCAGTGCAAGAACGATATCGAACGACATTACGAACCTGGATTGGGCGATCCCACGAGGAGTGCAGGACGTGACCGGAGTTGACAAGG